CTTCCATGTGAGTGATGTTTCTTTTGGTGGGCAGTTACGAGATGCAACAACCTTTAGTAAACGAATGGAATCATCTTCTTCTACTGGCTCTAGACCAAGGATGACATCTGAATCTTGGAAGAAGGAAGATGAGTAACCAATTGAATCAGCAGTTACTTTTCCAGCACGCATCTTCCACAACAATGTCTGGGTTGTAATAATGATTGGCTTGTCAATCTTCTGGGCTAGTCGTTTAAGAGCACGGGTGATATTAGTAATGGCTTGAGGAGTGTTCATTTCTCCAGTCAAATCATCTAACATCAAATACACACCATCTACAAAAACAATTTCTGGTTTTAATTGCTCAATCTTTGCTGACAATGCGGATACTGTAATTCCATTAACAGCATCTACTAAATGGAAAGGGTGCTCTGACTCCATCTTGTTAAGCATGTCAATGTAACGGCCTTCTTCTGCTGGCAATAACTTTCCTCGTCGTAATCTTCCGTGGTCAATATGAGAGCGCATTGCATCGTGGCGTTGTTGTTGCTCATGGTTGTTCATCTCAAATGATTGAAACATAGGGGTCTTACCTAGTAGGTGAACGTTGATTGCAATCTGCAATGCAACCTGCGACTTACCAGTTTTAGGAGGAGCAATAATTGTAATTAGCTGACCGCCTTGTAGCCCCGCAGTTGCTTCATCAATATCTTTAAAACCTGTAGGTATACCTAAAAACTCTTGATTTTGTAACGCTTGGTATTCCTTATAGCGTTCTTCAGTGTTCTTAGTTAAATCAATTTCATGTGTACCAAGTACACCTTGCTCATTAACTTTAGAAACTGTTTGCTCCATGGCAAGAAGCGCAGAGTTGTGGTCATTGCTTTGCAAACTTTCAACAGCATTTTCTAAACCCTGTCGTGTCAGTAAACGGCGACGGAAATCCACCATCGTGTCCAACAAATAATCCATGCTGTCTTGAACATCTAAAACTTTGTAGTTTGGATAATGGTCTAAGACTGTTGTGGCAGTAGGTACTTCGCTGTACTCGCTGTAATGTTTTCTTACAAACGTCCACACCTTACGGTTGTCATCATCTAGAAACCAAACATCGGTAATGCCACGTTGTAGAACAGGAGTTATCTCCCGCTCTTTAATGACCTTACTGACTAACCGATGTTCGTTATCTGCAGCCAATTATTTCCACCGCTCTCCACAAGACTGACATTGTAAATAAGAATTACCATTTACATAGATTCGCTCAACCGTATGTGCACGACACATCGGACAATTTGTATTTGCAATACTGAACATAACGCCCTCCCTCAAGGACTAGATATTGTCTAGTTGTACTCCTGCTGAGCCATACATTGCAACTCGGCTGGGTACATCTATCACTGCCTTTAGATTAGCACGGTATGGGAGAAGACCTACCAACTCATGTGGGTCCTCATATAGTTGCCAATAGTTAAATGGGTTTACAACCCTACGCTCAAGTTTTTCAAATGCTTTATCAAGCAGTTCTTCTGACCAGCCTTCGCTTTCAAACCCAGCAAGCTCTAAGGAGATTGAGTAGTTGTTAGCTAGTCTCCACAGCTTGTTAGCTGCAAGTAAATCAATTGCCCCAACCTTTAAAGAAGTTTGTTTTATCAAAAGACGTCTGGATGACTCTTCCTCTAGCTTAACTGTGACGTCCGTCACACAAATGACTTGGGGTGAGGAGACGTTTGAGATGTCTCCGTTTTTCATATGACTTCTATCGTTGCGTAGTTAACTACGAACTCACGAAATTTGTCTGGGTCTTGGCTTGCTTCCATTGCCCACTCTTCAGGCACAGATGTTGGAACGCTAATGGAGTAATGCCCACGGTTTTTAATTTTGGTCTCTACAAAGGCGGTGTGCTTACACAGGTGCTTCTTGGCCCACACAGGGCAGTTACAACGGGTTTCTTTTGTAACTGTATCTAACTCAACCTCAAAGATGCCCACGCCCTGAGCAGAGATAAACTGTTGAACAGTCATCCAGTCTGAACTCACGTTAGGTCCTTTCATTGGGCGCCTCTTAGGTCTGAGCCAAGTATAGGAACTCTAATGAAAGCTTCGTTAGCGAAACTTGCCATGGCTTCACTGTACTGGGCTTCCCAGTTCTCTAACCGTACGTTGGTAGTAACAATTGTAGGTAATCCTTTGTCATAGCGCAGTCTTAGAATCTCATCAAATGAGGTGTCGTCATACTTAGAACCGTACTCTTTGCCTAAATCATCAAGTATGAGAACTCTGACATTTAACCAATCAAATCGGCAACGCCCATGAAACCCATCTAACTCATAACTCATCTCTCGTTTATCTTCGCCATCCATATCAAATGTTGATTTTTTTAAAGATAAAAACTCTGGGTATGTCATGTAATAAATTGGGCGAAACTTTAACCCAAATTCTGTTGAGTTTAAACCCATTAACTTACTTGCTAAGGCATCGTCCTCTGGAAGATTGCGTACAACTTCCATAGCAGCAACAACGGCGTGAGTTGTTTTACCAAGACCAGGACCGCCATCAAAGACAAGCCCTACACCGTTAACCCCTATGTTTCCAATGCTTTTAATAACGTGCCCACTAAGAACATCTTCAATCCAAGAAGAAAGTTCACCAGGAACTGAGCCAACTTTCTCAGTAATATCTCCAGGTTCTAAACCAATAAATCTACGAGGGATGTTTGAAGTCCTTAGTAGCCAATGCTTTTTCAATGGTGACAAAGAGTTAATGTCATACATCGTCTGTGTTACCCCCCATATCTTCAATTATTAACCTTAGTCTGGCTTCATCCGTTATTGCAAACCTAGCAACTAAGTCTTCATCGTACTCAACTGAAACAAGCCCCAATGAATACAAATGCATTAGGGCTTGTTCAAGTTCTTCTTCTTCCAATTACTTGTCTTCGTTTTCCTTAAGCCAAACTGCAAATGCAATCTGTGTTTCTTCTTCTGGGACTGAGTTCTCTTCTAGGTACTCTAGAAAATCTGCGTCCTGCATTAAGTTATCAGTGCTCATGCTTTGAATTCCAATACTCCAACAAATGCTGTTGGCTTGTCGGTTGTCTTATCAACTTTAGTTGGTTCCATCTTGACGCTCTTGCGAGGAGTCATTGCTAGAACCTGTGATTTAATCCAACGCTTACCTGCTGATGCGTTTTTCCATGCTGCTTCTGCACTTACAGCATCTGCTGGTTGCATTGAGTTTGGATTGTCGCTGTCAACTGCTGGAGTAAGAAGGCTGACATTAGCCAACCATGCGCCACCTTGTTCGGTGTTGAGTGTTAATGTTGCAGTGAATTTCTTTGTAATCTTTTTTGCCACGTGTTAGTTCTCCTTGCCTTTCAATCGTTTCTCATGTCGCTCTAGTTGTGCACGACCAGACAAAGAGTTCTGGAACACACGACCGTCACTGGCGATGAGAGTACCAGATGCTGGCGTTGTCTCAATCTTAGCAGTGACTTTGTTTAGTCCTAGGTTTTCTCGTGCCTGGTTCATCTTCGTGCCGAAGGAGGCAAGGTACTTCTTGTAAAGATGGGGAGCCTCATCCCCAATGTCTTTGAAGTTACGTTCATCCTGCATAAACAGACGAAGCAACTCAAGCTCTATGAGAGGGGTTGTTCCGTACTGTGTGCGGAATTTTCTAATAGCGCCCGATAACGATTTGACGGAAACAGTTCCTGGAAGCAACGGGTATTTACGGCCAACCTGGTAACTAAACTCAGCAGCAACGTCCATTGCTGTCCACTCGTGCTCTGGTCGTTTGCCACGGGTCTTGGGGTCTGACTTACGGACCTTTGACTGCGGGGCATCCTTGGGCTCAATGAGTCCAAATCCTGCAAGGTCTTCTCCGTCATCGGCGTAGTTTCTCATAGGAACCTTTATTTCTTTTGTGAAACCTTTGGTTTCAGATTCTTTTAATTTATAACTAGCTTTACTACTATGGCTATTAGGTACTAATGGTCTAGTAGCTATATAGCTAGGGTGACTATTAGTCACGTAGTCATGTGAGGTGCGGTAATTTTTTACCAACATCTCATTTTCATCTTGGTAATTTTTTACCAATATCTTTTTCTTTCCTCTGTAACCATTAGCACGCTTGGTTGCCTCTGTGTAAATAAGCCCAGCCTCTTCTAGCCCTTGCAAGGCGCTACGGACTGTCTTGTCGCTTGACTTGCCAGTCTCTACACAAAGCTGGGCTACGGAGGTCTGTATGAGCCCTCCAGGGCCCGCTAAACGGCACAAAATGGCAAAGAGACGGAACTGGAAATCAGTTATTTTAGCAGAGTAAGCCTCTAACGGTATGTACACGGGTTGAGCTTACTCCTGTTCATCAAAGGGTGAGATATCTTTTTTGTCTTCTTGGTCAAGCAAGTGCTCCATCACAGCCTGTCCTAATGAGTCCATGACCGTACTTGCAATGTAGGCAGCCATCATGTCTATAAATACATCCATAGCCTTGTGCATACCAGCGTGCAAGTCATCTGGATTCATACCAATGAATGGGTCATCATCCATCTCAATAGAGTCAATACCATCGGTGATGTCCCAGATGTCTAAGGCTAGGTCTTCCACATTGTGAACTACCAGATGGTCAGTAAGGCTATCTGTCCAGACAATGCCCACAGCATCACCAAGGGTGAGTTGCCTTAAGACTTCTTGTACTGGGTCCTCACACAAGATGAAGTCATCAGTTTGTTTTAACAGGTGGTCTAACCCTTCGGCATTTTTAAAGTACATCGTAACTTTAACGCTGTTCTCTAAACACTTTCGTATGATGCTTTGAGTGTAGTCGTCTTGATTTACCTTTGCTGGAAAAATAACTTCGGGCGACTGTTCTGCATACTTTGTGATGAGAAGGTCAAGACCAACTGAAACATCTAAATCATCATCTGAAAAAAGAGCAATTTTCATTATGTCCTATAGGCTTGGTAGTCGTCGTGGAGCATTGACTAGTACTGGTTTATTGATGTATTTGTTAATGAATAGCACAATAAAAGACACTGCTGGAACTGCAACAATGATTAGTTTATTGATGTCGTAAAAACATATGAACGCCCCAAAACTTAAAGGCAATGATAGGACTGTGTAGATTTTTTCTTTTTTAAAAAACATACCTAAGCCAAGAGCAATGAACTCAATGATAAAAGTAACTGCCAGTCCTGAAAGTATTACTGCGATAAGTAGATTAACCATGCAGGAATACTACACCTCTAAGTTTGTATACTCTACTTCCGCAAGGGTCTTGACACGCCACCAAGAGTTCATAGGTACCCAGTCATTGATGGTATTGGCAAGACGAGGAATTTTAGTTAGCTTACTTGGGTATAAGTAAGTCCTGGAAGCATGGGGTGCCCCAGCCCATACAGCACCGAATTGGCTTGGCATAGAGCCATCAAAATAGTCAGTGGCTTGGTAAGCATCCTCTGCTTGAAT